GATGCAGTCTTGCCATCTTCCATTGTTACCTTACCAAACAGGTAGCGGAAGCAAGAGATGCTCTTGTACTTAGCCTTGACCTCGTCATCCATATCACGCAGGTCTTTAGACGCAGGTTTACCACAACGTACGCCTCCAGTCTCGTCAATCGCTTCATCACCTGCACGATGAATGATTGTCTTATTGACAACAGCATTGTCGGCGGCATCGTAGTCCATGTACTGCATGTAGTCTCCGAACACACGGATCTTTACAGACGTACCGTACACGTTACCTGAAGGTAGTGCCAAGACGATAGAACCCTTCTTCAAGGTATTACCCTCGTCGTCCTCGTCCTGATAGTTAACCTTTAACAACGGCAGACGATTGCCTGTTGCTTCTTGAGGTTCACCTGCTCCCATCGCAGCCAATAGTTGCTCTGGGGTCATGCCGTTATAAAGTGCTACTTCACTCATAAATAACTTTTCCATTTAGCCAATTTGAACCACTCTTTATTTCAATGGCGAGTGGGATTACCATCTCATAATTGTAACGCACCTTTACTTCATCTGCAACTCCTTCCATTGCATCTGCTAAAATATCTTTAATCTTTTCCTGCTCCCCAGGATACACATCAACAACGATAGAGTCGTGTACAGTCAGCACAAGCTTAGATTTAACCTGCGCTACCTCCATTAGTTTCATTGCACGTATGCAAGACAGGGGGACAATATCCGCAGTGGCAAAGGATTGTACAGGATAGTTGACAATCTGTGTGGCGTACGAAATTCTACCTCCCTGCTTACGCTCAACGTTAGGCCAGTAGAACTGTCGTCCAGAGGGTAGGGTTACTGTACCATTTCTCAGGACTCCTCTTTTGAGTCTGTCGTGCCACTCTGCGAGTCCTTCGTAGATGTTGAAGTACTCTTTGAAGTATTGTTGAACATGTGGAGCCTCCTGCGCCCCCTGACCGCCGTAGAGCGGCGCAAACGTATAAGCCTTCGCCTGTTGCCTCTCATCCTTAGTAATCTCCTCAGAAGACTTCTGGTTAATGATAGAGGCAGTCTGCTTATGTACATCCTTGCCTGTCATGATGTCATTGTATATCTGAGCATCTTTAGATAGTTCACCGGCTACACGGAACTCTAGACCGCTGAAGTCAGCCTCCATAATCTCGCCGCCTTCAAAGCGGGACACAACACACTTACGAATGGGGAATGTCCCACTGCGTGGTTGATTCTGGAAGTTAGGATCAGAAGAAGACAAGCGTCCAGTAGCAGTAATGCATTGGTTGAAAGTCGTATGCAATACGCCATCACTACGTGTATTAGGCCTCATACCGCCACAGAACGAGTTCAGGTAGACGTTTAGGGCGTTGAGCCTACGCATCCCTTGCAGGAACTCAATCGCCTCGTGTGAGCCTTTACGTTGCGCCTGAGCCAGTAAAAACTGCAGTGTGTTCTTCTCTGTCTTGAATCCGTTAGCAGATACATCCTGCACAGATGAGGGTGTCAGCTTGAACCCTGCTACCTTATCTGTCGGTTTGTAGACAGCCCCAACACCGTTGCAAGTAACACACTTACTACGATTCTTGTACGGCTTGCCATCCTTCTTAATCTTTTGAACAGTGCCTATCCCTGTACACTCAGAACATTGTACGCCTCTGGTACGGTGCAGGATTGTTGAGTTGTTCTTGACTGAGAGTGCAAACTCTTTGGGCGACATGCGGGGCCGTGGCAACTGCTTGCCGTTAGCGGCTAGGCCAATGTTAAATAGTTCACGCCACTTATTCTTGTCTAGCACACGTCGAGAGTAGACTACTTCAGATAACTGTGCAGGTGAGTTTAGGTTGACCTGAGTATCACCCATTACTGTGCTAACCAAATGTTGCAGACGTGCCTCTAGTATATTGCGCTCTTCAGTGAATTCCTTCTCTACATCATCCAATGACTGCAGATCAATACAGATACCGTTACGCTCCATCTCTAACAGGACAAACATCATCTCGTTCATCATGTCCCTAACTTTGCGTAAACCTGTGAAGTGAGGTTGCCGGTAGTCATGCATCTGAGATTCGTAGACTTCTAGACAGGATATTACGTCACCCCGTCCGTAGGTCTCTACAATCTCTGGGTCCATCTGCTCATAACCGATTCCTTTCTTGAAAGTCTCTTCCATTAAGTCAGACCGTTTGAGTGTAACCTTCCTGCGCTTTGCAGTCTCTTCTAATGACAGCGGTACCTTCTGCCCACGAGCTAATACGTACTCGCCAATCATCGTACAGTAGACAGCGCACTCAATGTTAAATCCTGTTTCCTGCAGCCAAAGGATATCAAACTTGGCATTGTGAGCTACGATTACATCTGCTAGGTCAATCATCTGCTGTAGTTTGAAGTGCGCTTCCTTTGGGTTGCACTCTAGTTTGTTGTGGTTGAAGAAGAAGTACTCACCTGTTTCATCGTGTAAGAACTGAGCACCGACAGATACTAGATGGTTGTTAGGATTGAATGGGCTACCATCCAAGCCACGTTCAGCCTTTTGTACTGTCGTCTCAATGTCTATTCCTAGTACATACATATCTGACCTATCAATCAACGTAGCGAGAGAGCTTTGGTTGTATTTCGCAAATAATGGTGCCATGCCATCCCGTGATCTTGTTCTTTCCTACTGTAAGGTGTCTGGTGTAATCTGGCTCATCATCTACTCCTGACTGATCATGCTTACCGATACCGATAATAATATCTGCCTCAGCGAACTTACCTGTCTTACTGCCTTCCATTTCGGAAGGGTTGAGCCTTGTCTTGCCTTCTGCGTCTGCAGATGCCTGACTGATTGCAATGAATGCAAGGTCATGGCGTTTAGCAATCTCACGGGCTTGTGTGTATATCTCACGTAACTTCTCATCTGTACGACTAAAGTTGCCATGCACTTGTACTTTATCTAGCTGATCTACAACCAGTACGTCTGGCTTATGGTTCTCGCAGTAGGCATCAATCTGTTCAATGGTGACACCCTGTGCGTCATACATGTTGACATTGTCATAGATCGTACGCCACTCATTGGCTACGAATTTAGGGTCTTCGTAGATCTCTTCCTTAGTAATACCGGTGAATGAGGACATGGCCCGTAGCATCGTCCGTGTTGCCTTCTCTTCGTTCACAAAGGTGTGGACACTGGCTCCTTGCTCTGCGAATCCGTCTGGCCCGTAGCAGAAGGACACGTGGCTTGCAGTCTTTCCTGTTTCTGGTCTTGCGAATATAATGCATAGTTCTCCACCGGCAACCCCTGGAAGCTTGTCCCGCAGTGCTCGTACGTTAAACGTCCAGCGAGTATCCTCTTCGTTTTCTTTGAGTAGTTCAAAGACATCCTTAGTACAAGGTTTGACTTCTATGTTAGGCATGAAGTCGTCTTGTGTCTTCTCTATAAGTCGCTTTATAGGTACTAGGTCTTGTATTTCACCATTAACTATCTGTGATCCGAGGTGAGCAATATCCCTACCGATCTCAGTCCGCCATGATTGTTGGAGTACTTCTTCAGCAACGTCAAGCGATAGCGGTGGCCGATCCGCCAACTCACGTAATAGTATACGTACGTTTTCTTTCTTTGAACGGCTCTCCGTGGGGTTATCCACGTCGTACAGCGCAGCCACATCTTGGACAGTAATGTCTCCATCTTCTGACTTCTCGTGTGCTCGTATAATACTTTTGTAGACTGGCAGGTAATCCGTGTCCTCAAACATGGAAGCACGGATACGATGCCTGTTGTTGGTGAAGAACTCCTTACTTAGGAGGAGTTGTATTAGTTCCGGTTTCATTCTTCTCTCCCTTATTAAAAATACGATCATAGTTCTCAGCGAACTTCTTCTCGTCTACGGGACGTTTCCAATCGCCCTTCCCGTACGCAGGACTATTCTTCTTTCTAGGCATTAGCTTAATCCTTCCTTGTCATCCCACCATTCAACTGAGTCAAAGTCAAATGGCTCATGTTCTGCTACGTACTCATCTAAGATTATATCAAGTGCTTCAATGCGTCTGCTAATCTCAAATGCATCTTGCTCAAGATCGTTTAAAACGTATATACTTCTAGACAAACCATCCTTTACAGATAGATAGTCATCTATTCTGCAATCACGAAAGTCACGTAGTTCTGCTATCAGAATGCTTCTCTTCAATTTACTCAGTGTATCTAACAAATCGTCTTCTTCAATTTCAATATCTATGTCGCTCAAGAAATCAATGAGTTTCATATGTTCTTCCTCGCTCATCCTGTGGGTTTACTGTTCGCTTATTTTGCATAGTATTCCTATGCATCATTCCTGTGGATCACTGCCGGGGTACACATATTCTTGAGCGGTGTACTTAGCAATCTCTTCTTCCAAAGCAGCGTAATGCACAACGGCTGGGGTTGGCTTGCCTTCCTTTGGTTGCAGTGTTTCTGCACAAGCCTTCCACTTGTCATACGCAAAGGGGTCATCGTCCATCTCATGTTCACGCATGAGGAACAATGCCCACAAGAATGCACACTCTCCGGTTAAACCATACTCATCATAACCACGTTCTATGTAAGGTACTTTATTCATACTTGTTTCCTCCACGGTTTAGTGATTGCCCAGTGACCACAAGGTACAACCCCATGCCACTCCTTGTCAAAGGAATTTCTAGGGACATACCTACCGCCTTCCTTTTTCTCAAGGTTGTACTTTTTTCTATTGCGATGAACGAATTGACGAACAGACGACATAGTCTTACCCAACCTGTCACCTATCTCAGTAGCTGTGTACCCATCACCCCACATCTCAATTAAGATCTGGATGTCTTTTTCTTCGTACTGCTTTCTCCAAGCCATGATTAACTCCTATGTTAGTTAGTCTACACATTGTGAGGTATTCGGTTATCTTTTGTCAACCATAAAAAAGCCCCTCCGAAGAGGGGCAAACATAGGGAGTATTCAAAGTAACAAGAAGTGTTACTTGGTAAGCAATGACCTAACGCATTCGGGAGTAAAATACTTCAGGTCATCTGTTAAGAATAGTAGCTCAGATGTTACATGTGGTGCAAGCATTTTCTGCATTTTAATTGCTTTGTCTGATGCATCCGCATCCAAAGCCACAATGACTTTATCAAAGACACGCAGTTGATGTATGTGATGATCGTTAAGGGATGTACCCAATAAAGCTACCCCTGTATACCCAGAGGCGAATACCGTACAGGCACTGGCACAGTCTTCAACCAGAACAGCTGTTCCTTTCTTTTGTCCACAGAAGAACATGAGGTCTTTCCTTTTGTCGTATCGTTTCCACTTAGGCAAGACACCCTTACGCAATGCTCTACCCACAGCCCCGATCATAGTCTTGTTATCGTCATAGATCAAGAAGACACAACGGTCTTGTGCAAAGTCGTACATGATATTTGTATACCCTGCATCGACTGATGGCTGGATGTTCATATCGTCCATGTATTCAAGACACGCATCCCTTTCTAAATTCACTGTCATATTGGGGGGTAAGGTAAACTCAGGTAGGTAGGTATTACCTGTGTCCGAAACATCGCATATACCCCTGTTTAAGAGCCTCTCAACGTCATCTAGAGACCTTCTTCTCGACATGCTACCTTTCGTACGGCATGATGCTTTGTAGCAGTTGTATAAGACACGCCCATCTACACGAGACACGGTGAATGTATTACGTCCACCACACTCAGGACACGAGACACGCTTAGTTTCTCCATCACGTATATCCAGGCTGCCAATAAATTCTTTTGCGTTCACTGTTGACATCTCCCTGTAAACTAATCTAGTCTGAGTAAACTACCTGCTGTTAAGCAAACAGTCAACAAGAAAAAGTAAAGACACGCAAACTAAAAGACACGTTAAGAATTCCCTATTTCGCTATAAGTACTAATAGCCATTTAGGGAATTTTCACGTATACAAAAGACACGCAAATTATAATATATAGATGTTAATAACTTTTAGTTATAAAGACACACACAACTTTACTGTAATATAAGCAATCTTCAACAAATCATTATAACTTTTAGTTATATACATATACCGCAAACATCCTGGACTAAAGTCTAATAGACTAAAGTCGTACGACTAATGTCTAACTTCAAATCTGTACGCAACATCTGTAGTATCCGCCCTGTTGATCACACATAGGGAGGAATCAACATGAATGAACAGAAGTGGATTGAAGCAATACGCAAGTCACTTGTAGGTAAGAAGGTTACAGACATTACGTACATGACTG